CTATACATTCTTAGGAGGAATTATTATGTCAGATCAGAAACCAAAAGGAAACGGACCAAAAAAGGTTGCTCCATTCACACAAACACCAGGTGGAAAGGGACACAACTGGCCAAAACCAGGTGATCCAAACACAAAAGGCTGGGGTAAGGGAACTAAGGGCGGAGATTCCAAGCCAAAATAAAGAGAGTCTCTATGCAATTTGAACAGAAACAAATCGCGGCTTTAGAAAAGGCTATTGAAGTAAAATACGGTGAGAAGGCCGTATTGGACCCTTCATCTATGTGGACAACCGAAAAAGAAATAGTTTACCTTGAACAAGTGAAAAAAGTTGAGAAATATTATAGACAACTTCCCCACGAAACCTATAAAGACCAAGACGGATTTATTATTAAAGAAAAGCTGCTTAGTAAAAATAATTTTAAAAAGTGTTCATACTGTGGGGAACAGGCACTTAAAACAAATGATGATGTCTATATGACAAAATTTAACTCTTGTTTTAAGTGCTACATATTACACGTTGAAGGAAAATAACAAATGGCAGATATCGTAAACAACGAAGGTAACAATGATATTTATGAAATTGTTCGCGGCATTAGTCAGGCTATGTCAATAGTATATGACGGGCCAACTTATGATGAAGATAAAGACAACAAAGTTGGACTTCGCAGAGAAGAAGGAAATCCACTTCTAGATAAAAGAGTTATGGATGGGTTTAGAACTAAGATTAGCGGTCGTAAGCTGACCATTAATTATCATACAGAAATTCCGCTTCATGAAATAACAAAGATGGGCGCAGGCAAGTATGAGAATGAAGTGGAGCAGATGATTGAAAAATGTATGACTTTCCTAAAGAAACAATACAAAATAGCTACAAATAAAACACTTTCAGTTAAGGAAGCAAAAAGAGAATTGAAGAGTGGAAAGAGCGTCAAAGATTTTGATGTTTTAATACAACCAATCTCCAGATTCAGAACATCAATTACGGCGCATAAAAGTTATGAATTAACAGGGATTCCAGAAGCAGAGGAATATAAGAGCGAAATTATTGACCAGTACGAAAAGTATCACAAAAATCTTTTTAAGGACAAGAAGAAGTCAGAATCCGCTCCTAAAAAGATGGCATGAGTACACCACTTACAAAAAAAGAAGTTATTAGAGAAATTATCAAGTGCGGGAAAAACCCCGTTTACTTTATAAATAATTTTGTAAAAATTTCTCACCCACTTCAGGGTCTTATTAGTTTCAAGCTTTATCCATTCCAAGAAGAATGTATAACCCAATTCCAAGATTACAGATTTAATATTGTTCTTAAGGGAAGACAGATGGGCCTTTCTACGGCAACTGCTGGTTTTATCTTGTGGATGATTCTTTTTCACAGAGAAAAGACAGTGTTATCTGTTGCAACTCAACTTGGTGTTGCGGTTAACATGGTAAAGAAAGTCAAGATGATGTATAAGAATCTCCCAGATTGGCTAAAGATTGCAAAAATTGACGGAAACAACAAACAAACTCTTGAATTAAGTAATGGCTCTTGGGTTAAGGCGGCATCCACAACTGGAGACTCTGGACGTTCAGAAGCCCTTTCTCTTCTTGTGGTTGACGAAGCTGCGATCATTCAGGGCATGGATGAAATGTGGTCCGGTATCTATCCAACTATCTCTACAGGAGGACGCTGTATAGCAGTTTCAACTCCTAAGGGTGCCGGTGGTTGGTTTTATAAAATGTATGTCGATGCAGAAATGGGTAAGAACAGTTTTAATCCCATTAAATTAAATTGGGATTTACACCCAGAGAGAGATCAGAAATGGTTTGATGCAGAAACAAGAAATATGAACAAGAAAGAAATTGCACAAGAACTTGAATGTTCTTTCAATTTTTCTGGTAATACAATTGTTGATGGCGAAATCCTCCAAGAGATCGAAGAGGGTTTGTCCAAGCCAATAAGAAGAGGCGGGTTTGACGGAAATCTATGGTATTGGAAAGAGCCAGAAGCTGGCAGAAGATACTTGATATCCGCAGACGTTGCTCGTGGAGATGCAGAAGACAACTCCGCTTTCCATATATTTGACGTAGATTCAATGGAACAAGTTGCTGAATATCAGGGAAAAGTAGCCCCAGAATTATACGCAGACTTGTTATTTGAAACCTCAAAAGAATTCGGTCTATGTTTGACAGTTGTAGAAAACAACACTTTCGGATATGGCGTTCTAGAAAAATTAAAGGGAATGACACATCCAGCGATATATCATCATAAAAAAGGCAGCTATGAATTTATTGAGCCAATGTTGGCTCTTTATGATTCCGCAGCAGTTCCGGGATTTTCAACAAATGTAAAAATGCGCCCACTCGCTATCGCAAAAATGGAAGAATTCTTGCGTACCAAATCAATAAAAATTAATTCCGAAAGATTAACAAATGAATTAAAAACTTTCGTTTGGAATAACGGTAAGGCAGAAGCTCAAAAGGGCGAGAACGACGACTTGGTAATGTCTTTGGCAATTGGATGTTGGGTTCGAGAAGGGGCCTTAATAATTTCACAAAGAGATGTACAATTCAGACAAGCTTTTATTAGAGGCTTGAGCACGAGCGGTAGAACATTTGAGTCGTCAATCCCAGGAATGGCGCAGCACGCAAGAATAGAAAACAGAAAAAAGTGGACAGAAGCATATAACAACGCCCGCGAGTTTTCGTGGTTGCAATAATGAGAGAATTAAATGGCAAATCAAAATAAAGCAGATCAGAGAAATAACCCAAAAAATCACACGTCGCCCTTATTTAAGAGGCTTACAAAGTTATTCTCCGGTCCAATTGTTAATTTTAGGGCACAGAAACCAACAAGAGAAAGAAAATTTCAGCTTGATAAATACGCCAGTAAATTTAACTCATTGCAGGGTCTCGGATATAAGAAAAATGTTTATAATCCGTTTGATTCTCTTCGTTCTGGCAACATGGCGATTCAAGGTCGGGCAGAAAGATATGTGGACTTTGAACAGATGGAATTCTACCCGGAACTGGCTTGTTTATCTGGAGATACTTCTATTTCTACTCTAGAAGGATTCTTTACAATAAAAGACCTTTTGGAAAAATATCCAAACGGCGAATCTTTTGAGACGTGGGCATGGGATAACAAATCTTGCCAATATACCATTGGTACGGCTCATGATCTTAGAGAGACTGGCGAAAAAGAATTGGTTGAAGTCTTACTAGATAATGGTAAGAAGGTTCGTTGCACTCCAGATCACAAAATCATGATGAAAGATGGTACATATAAAGAGGCCCAGACTATTCAATCAGGTGACTCTATTATGCCATATGATTATAAATTTAATGGTACTGGATACTTAAGACTGCGAACTAAAGACTTTGGCAAGTATAAGGAAGCCCATAGGTATATTTTTGAAAACATATTTGAGAAAGTTATTGGTCATGGCAACAATATCCATCACATCAATGAAGTAAAAGAAGATAATCGAACAGAAAATCTTTTGCTTTTGAGTGCAGCAGAACACCTAAAACTTCACGGGTTCTCTAAAACAACAAGTAAGAAGAAATCTGTTGCTGGAATACAAAATTGGGCAAACTTATCAGATGTCGAAAGGGACAAAGCGTTAAGTGGATTAAGAGATTGGCAAGGTTCAGAAGAGGGTCGTAAGTTTATGAGTGAAAGAACTTCTCTTATAAATCAAAATCGTTGGAAAACCGACATAAACTATGTAAATAAAATGACTAAAATTTTTTCCAACAAGGCAAAAAAACTATGGGAAAATGAAGAGTGGAAAAAATGGAAGAAGGAAGAACACTCTAGAACAATTACTTTAAAATTTTTAAATGACCCTTCTTTTAGAGAAAGAGTTGCAAATCACGGCAGTAAGAACGGTAGATACGTTAATATTATTACAACAGAGTCACTCTTAATTGCGGGGCAAGAATTTAACAGCTTGGCAGAATTTGCCAGAAACTTTAATTTTGGCGAAAAAGTATTTAGCTGCGATAATTATAAAATTCAGTTTATTAATCGAAGACTTAGAGAAGCGGGATTCCGTGGATGGAAGGATTATAAAAAACGCTATACTTACAGCAATCACAAAGTAATCTCTGTATCCTTTACTGGACAGATAGAAAAAGTATATGATCTCACCGTAGATAATTATGAGAACTTTTGTTTGGAAAGCGGAGCGATTGTCTCAAATTCGACATTAGATATTTATGCGGACGAAATGACAACATTTACAGAAGTTTCCAAACTTCTTAAGATTGAGTGTCCAAACGAAGAAATAAAAAATATCCTCGATACATTATTTTATAAAACTCTGAATGTCGAATCCAACTTGTTTAACTGGGCTAGAACCATGTGCAAGTATGGCGACTTCTTTCTATATTTGGACACAGATGAAGTCCTGGGAGTAAAGAGTGCAATCGGTCTTCCTTCTCAAGAGATAGAACGTTTAGAAGGGCAAGATGAAACAAACCCAAACTATCTACAATTTCAATGGAATGCCGGTGGATTAACATTTGAAAACTGGCAAGTTTCTCATTTCCGTATTCTTGGAAACGATAAATATGCTCCATACGGAACTTCTGTTTTAGATCCAGCAAGACGAACCTGGCGTCCGCTAATCCTTGTTGAAGATGCGATGATGGCATCGAGAGTAATAAGAGCACCAGACAGAAAGGTATATGAAATTGACGTTTCTGGCATCGCCCCAGAAGACGTTGAGCAATATATGCAACGTGTCATTACCACAATGAAACGCCACCAAGTAGTAAACGACGATAGTGGTCAAGTAGATTTAAGATACAACCCGATGAGTGTTGAAGAAGATATTTTCCTTCCAGTTAGAGCGGGAAGTCTAACAAAGGTTACACCACTTGCTGGACAGAAGGGAATTGATTCAATTGATGATATCAAATATCTAAAAAATAAGCTGTTTGCGGCTATTAAGATTCCAGGAGCTTATCTTTCCCAATCCGAATCGGAGAAGGAAGATAAATCAACCTTGGCTCAAAAGGATATTCGTTTTGCCAGAACTGTACAGCGGCTACAAAGAGCCATGTTGGCAGAAATGGAAAAAATCGGGATTGTCCATTTATATACTCTTGGATTCAGAGGAGATGACCTTATTTCTTTTAAACTCGTTCTTAATAATCCTTCAAGACTTGCAATGATGCAGGAACTAGAAGGTCTAAAAATTAAGATTGATGTTGCGTCTAGTGCAAACGGATTGGGATTTTTCTCAAGACAATATATTTCAGAAAAGATCTTTGGATTTTCAGATGAAGATTTCGAGAAGATGGAAAGACAAAGATATTACGACAAGAGAGTTGACGCTGCTATTGAAGCTTCTGCTCAGGATACTCCAACCGCAGGCGATATGAGTGGTCTGGGTGGTGACTCACTTCCAACAGAACCTACTGGTGGGGTGGAAGGGGCTTTAGGACCAGCGCCAGGGGGTCTAGGAACCGAGATGTCGCAAGTTGGACCAGAGGGAGCCCCAGGAGCTGAAGGGGGCTCAGAAAA